CTTTTTCCATTCTTTGTAAGCCTTGCTTCTTTTGTCTCCTTTAAATTCTTCCATAATTTTTAAATTAATTCGTAATCATTATTTTTGTAATCGTCATAATCTTCTCCAAATTTTTCTTTTAATTCTTGCTTTGCATTTTTTAAAGTGTGGTATATACTTACCCAACTTATTCCTGTTTCAGAAGCTATTCCCCTTATACTTAAATCAGAATCACGATATAACAAAAAAAGTTTTCGTTCATACCATCTCCAATTATCTATATGTTTATCTATTAATTGACATATTTCATTAAAAGCTATTTGTTCATCCAACGAATCAATGTATTCCACTTGTTGGGTATATTCTTTATCGTCAAGATAAACTTTGTTAATTTTCTTCTTACTATTATAATATTGATAAAAAATTGACCGTAAAGTGAAATAAATATATCCCCTACTAACAACCCCATCTTTAATAATTTTTTTTTCATCTGCATATTTATATAGCACAAGGTATAATTCCTGTACAATATCTTCAGCATAATTAAATTCGCCAAAGGCATTTACTATTTTAATCCACTCGTTATGTCTTTTAAAAACTATTCCGAGCCATTCTGTTGGTTTATCCATATCACAGTTATACTAATTACCCCCAACAAACTTTGCAGGGTGTACTCGTCTCCTTCTGTATATTGTTCTTTGTGATATAAAAATCCAAACATCATTCCTTTAATGGGACTTATTATAATGTCAGCATCTTTATTATGTCCTATAATAATAAAAATAAATGCCACAATTAATAATAATCCTATTACTATCATAATTGAAATGTCTGTACTGTTTGCGTATTATGCATTAAATCTTTTCCTAGAAACTCAAATCCTACATTGTTTACTTTCATCTTTAAACTTATAGGCTGCTCAAATGCTGTCGGTCTCCCGCCGGTTTCGTTCTCCTTTATTTTTAAAACGTGAATATGTGAATACATCCAATCGGTTTGATGGGAAACATACCTGTGAATACAATACACATCGTCAGCACGTGATGACCATTTAGAACCTCCTTCTATATCTGACATCGCTAGAGGCTTTGTAAGACCTTCATATTCGTGTCCTGAATAATGTACTTGTCTAAGTGCAGAAGTTACACCGTGTGCGTTTAAATATACACTCACATCGTTATGTTTAGCAAACAATCTAAGTTCACTAGCTACTTGATAATCGTAGTCGTGAGAGTTCCCTGTCATTTTTAATATAGAAGCATCTTTTGCTAAAGAATTATAAGGGTCTATTAATAAACCATCGTAATGCCAAGCTGCTTTTATTTGTTCTGCTTCTTTTAAAAGTTGCTTATAAGTATAAAGGTCATCCACATCAATAATTTTAAAATGATTATTTGACCATTTAACTGCATTGTCTATTTCTAAATCAGTAGCTTGTTGTATAGGTTTACCCATTTTAAACTCAATAATCTTTCTTAAAATAGATTCAGGAGTATTTTCACTTGACCAAATTAAAAATTTAAGATTATGTAGTTTTGCCCATAAAACAAATAAGTAAATAATAACAGTAGTCTTTCCGACATTTGCGTGTCCTATAAAAATACTAAACCCTTTTTTTTGTCTTATATGTTCATCAATCTCTGGTATTCCAATTCTTAAACCTTCCTTTACCCTACCGTACTTTATGTCTAATATTTTATCCTGTAGTTTCTTTGCTTGTGCTATCATATTGCTTGTGTAATTTGTTTGTACTTTTTTTCTACTTCTTTTGAGTTTACTTCTCGCTTTTCTATTTTATAACCTGTAATTGCATTTACGTTGTAATTCCAAAAGTCATCAGGAAAAGGGTCTCCTTCTTTGTATTGTTTCATATAAGGTATAAAAAAAGGGGGTCGTTAAACCCCCAATTAAATTAAAATGGTAAATCTGCCGTTTCTTCTCTTGCAGGTTGTTGTTCGCTATTGGTTACGTTTCCAATATAATTAGCAATTTTCCAACCGTTAATACTATTGTAGTACTTTCCATTATACTCATTGCCACGAATATTAATAGAAACAGAAACAGGGTTACCTACTTGAAAGTTATTTAAAAGTAAAGTTTTGTCTCCCATAAAGTCAATAGCAATATCTTGTGGGTACTGTTCAGTTGTTGTTACTACAAGTTGACGCTTTGCCCATTCTTTTCCTGCTTTAGACGTTCCCGTTTCCGTGTCCTGAATTAATTTGATGTTTCCTGTAATTTCCATAAATAGTTATTTTAATTGATTTATTATTATATTTAGTTGTGTAATATACTTTTTTTATTTTACAATTTTGCGAGTTCATCCCATACGTCTTTTTTTGCATTATAATGATTCTTAACAACGCTTAACGGTGTACCTTCTTTAATTTTATCTATAATACTATTAAATAAAGGTGTATTTCTATTTAAAAAAGGTTTTTGAGAAGTTACTCCACTTGCTGCATTACCATCGTCATCTTCTGCTTGTAAACCAAGTAAAGAACCCAATGTGTATCTTCTATAATAAGTAATACAACTTCCTAACTTCTGTGGGTCTGTTATTTCAGGTAGTTTTAAGCCACTTACAACGCCACCTGTTCCATCTACACATATTAACTTGCTTACTACCATATCTTCTTCAATCGGTTGCAATAGAAGTAATCTATGTTTGTTTAGTAAAGGTTGTAATTGTTTAATAAGTGAATTAATATCAAAATACTTTGATTTGTAAAATGGGTTTTTAGCATCTTTGCTAATCGTTCCAATCTCTTGCTGTAAGTTAAACAGCTTTTCGTTAATACTTGTTTCTTTGCTCATTGTTATGTTGTGTTAAAATTAATTGATTTTTTAATTGTTGATTTTCGTGTTGCAGTTCTTGTACCTTGCCATAGAGTTCTGCTTTAGTATATTGTTCCATAATGTAAAGATACAAAAAAATATTTAACAAAAAAAAAAGAGGCAGTATTTCTACCACCTCTTATAATTTAATTAAATATGACCAAAACTATTTAGCATTTTTTTAGCTGCCTTTCTTAAAGGGTCATTTGCTTCCTCGTATTCTAACATTTCTTTTTTTGCATAAAATGCTTTTAGAAACATCTCTTCATCTTCCCTACGTTCAAATATAGGAATGTTTAATTGTTCTTTTAAAGTTTCTATTGTCCACTCTAACTCTTCATACCTCTCCATAAATTCCTCTTGGAAGGCTTCATCAGCGATGCGTGCAATAAAGTTTAATACTCTAAATTGTTCTTCTAAATTTTTACAATCTTCAACTGAAAATAAATTATCTAATATCTCGAATTTTTCGTGAGGCTCTTAACCCCTTTTATTAATTGTGTGTCATTATTGACAGGACAAACATACAACCTTTTTTTTAATAAACAAATAATTAACAAAATATTTTTTTTAATAAAAACAAAAAAGGGTAAGAAATTAACCCTACCCCTTTCAAACAAAGAACAATATACAAGAAAAAATCAAGTAATCTTTTTCAGCTTTTCGCTGTAATCGTTTATCATATCTTCTAATTCGTAGTTTGTAAACTTGACTATTTCTTTACTTTGTAAATATAATACATTTGCAACTTCCGAACCTAAAAAAAGTGAATATTTATATTGTTCTCCTGCTCTATATACATTACAAGCTACACATTGAGGTTTTACATTACGTTCATCCCAACGTATAGAATAATGTTTTCTACTTATAAAGTGTCCCGCTTGAATTTTTTTCCAATGGAACGTCTTATTGCAAGTAACACAAGTACAATATCCATTGTTGTCCGCATTGCTTCTTCTTATGTATTGGCTAAATACCGTATCAAGTTTCTTGACTAGCTTACTTCTTGTAGGTTTTTTAGCTGTTTTAGGCATTGTCTTACGAATCAAGATGGTTTAATAATAGTTTACCATCCTGCTCATTAAAACCTTTAATTAACTTATACAAATGCTTACTATCTGATTTAACTTTATTTTTTTCTGATTTAGTACTATCAATACCTAAGTTAGTATATGATATAGCATCTAATTCTAAAATACTATCTGTTCTATCTTTTACAGATAATTGAAAATCTTTAGCAATTTTTTCTGCTAAATTTCTTATTGTTAAATCTTCTGACATTTATTATATATTTAGTAGTTAATATTAATTACATTCCCACTACCCACCAAAGTTACTTCGTTTTTTTTTAAAAATCAATACTTTTGGTAAATAAGTTATAAACACTATCTTCCTTGACCACGATATTTCTTAACGTAGTTTTTAGAAGTTTTTAATTGTGATTGCTTGTTTTTACTATGGATTCCCTTACGTTTAACTTTAACGTTTTTATAGTTAATAACTATTTGCTTTGCCATTACTTTACTTTATCTTTTATTTTTTCGTAAGTCCTTAAACCACCTAAACCTAACATTCCTAAAAGAACAGTCATAAGATGTTCCATTTGTAAAGCAGGTGGTATATTTTCAGGCTTTAATGCCCATATAAACAAATCACGTATAACAAAGTTATATGCTAAAGCTACACCACACACCCATCCTATAAATGGTCTCCAACCTGCAACAAATACCGTTCGGTGTCCT